TATTTTCTTGCTCATCTTAATTTCTCTCCTGCAAGATTATCTATAACTCTAAACTCATTTTCTTCCATTATTAAATATGCTCCTTTTATGGCTGTTTCATTTTTTATATTTCCATAGTTTAAGTTAAATAATTCCAGTTTCAACTTTTTTATAAATTCTTTAACCCATTGAATTTGAATATGATTAATAGGAAATGAGCTTCTTGTATCTTCTATTATATGATCTGATAAATTAAACGGTTTTTCCATTGTCTTTATTGTATTTCTTTAATTTAGATTTAGCTAACTTTAACATGGCTTTTTGTATGATTAAATTATCATAAGACTGTTTGATAAGCATTTCTGCTTCTTTCTGAACTTTTAACCATAATGTTTCCTCTGTTGATTCTGCTATCTTAAAATCTTTTGATTCTATCATTTTATTTTATGCCTGTAACATCGATTTAATTCCATAATAAAAGATTCCCATGTATATTCTGTATGGCCTAATATTTCTGCCTTTAATTTACAAGAAATTAATTTATGAAAATCAGCTTTTGATAATTTCAGCAATATTGTTTTTTGTTCTTTCATATAAATCGTGTTTTTCGGATACCCAACGCATTTATGCTTGGGAGGAGAAAAACGAACCTCCATCAATATTTAGTTCAGGAATGTAATAATATCCTTCTTTATCTCTCTTATAAAAATTCTTTGTCCTTGGAATTATCTTGTTGCTGAATACTTCAAGAAAAGTTCTTTCTCCACTTTTCTTATTATAAATTTCAACTATTAAAGACATAGGATATTTTCCATGTCCACAGCAACAAGCAACAACTTCGTGAGGCAAATAGGCTGTTAAATATTCTACAAACTTCTTTATACAATCGTCTATTCTCGTATTGCTCGTATTTTTGTATTTTTTAACTTTACACATTTTGTTTCTCCTTCAGGATACTCCACCCTTTAGGGTATGAGAGGATGTCATTTTAGCATATTCTCTTAGAGGAAAATGTATGTTATAAACCTCTAAGAGAGATAAAAATCTATTGAAAGATTTTATCTTAGAATACTTAGAATACTTAGTATTTAAATGTTTCTGTTTTTATATATGCAATAATGAAATATAATACGATAAATAGCCCGTATGATTATATTGTTCATCCCAGCACATTCTTTTAATCTCATCAATATGAATTCCGAGCATATTATCTATTTCATATCTAGGGCATTCGTTAATTATCATATCATTTAATACTTCTGCTTTTCTTTCAATTCCATTCATTAAATCAGGGTCTAATATCATTTTAATATGCTATCCAATTAGTTCCGTTATAAAATACCGGAGTAACAACTGCCCCTCCTCCAGCTACAGCAGTTAAAAATGCAGGAGCCAAAGCGTCAGTTACAAATGCAGTATCTCCCTGTGTTCCTGCTGGAAGTGTTGCGACAGTATATCCTTTTAATCTAACAGGTGCGTTATGAATAGTTGTCCCTCCAAGATAAGAATTTCCCCCATTGACATATAGAGACCAATTAGTAGTTGCTCCTGATTGAGTATTAATATATAATCCATAAGCCGTAGTTATTCCTGATAATCCCTGATTCGCAATATTTACTCCATAATTTGTAACAAATACCCCTGTAGAAGTCTGCTGTGGTGCGTCTATCTTAACCCCATAGCCATTAGTTATATTTCCTGTTCCTGTAGAACGGCAAAGAACATCCATTCCTACTAAACTGCTTAATAATCCGCTGCCTCTGTGTGTAGATAACCCATAATAACCATATAGAGCGCCTACTGCTGCAGTATTCCCTGATGCTGTCTGTGCATCAGTTTCAAATCCTATAAGATTGCAATTAGTATTGAAATTAGAATTGCCTGTTGTTACAGTATAATAAGCTCCCAACCATGTTGTAGAAGCTCCCGGTGCAGAAGAAGGTGATACAATATAAGTCAAATCCATTAATCTCTGAGTTCCTGAATTTGTAGTAGTTGTTTCTCCAATATCAAAAGTATAATCCGGAGTTGTATCATTTATTGCAAACCGTTTATTTGTTGTATCAAAGGTTATAAAATCTGTTCCGTCCGCTTGTGCAATATTAATTGCTGCTACTCCATTTGCAGAAGGTTTTATATCTCCTCCTGTTGTAATGATTAAATTAGCAAATTGAGGTGAAGATGTAGTTGCAACTGTTTGGTTTATACCGTCCAGATTAGCCCATTCAGAAGTATTTAATGTATTAGCCCCAATAGTAATTCCTAAAGTTGTTATATTTGTTCCATCAAAGGTTAATCCTGAACTTGTAGTTATTGATCCTCCAACTGTTGCATATAATATCCTTGTCTGTGCAAATGTAGATATATTCAATCCTTGAAATACTGGAGATGCCGAATTTTTAACATTTTGATTAAACCAATCTGATAATGTAGGATTCCCTGATAGAGTTATTGTTCTATTATTATCATTAGAAATAATGTTTAGACTTCTATTACTGCTTAATGTTTCATTATCTATTAAACTTAAATAATAATTTCCGCTTAAATCCCTTAATCCTACCTGATTAGAAAATAACTTATAAGCTCCTAAATTAACATCTGCTGTTGCATTTGTATAAGGAACAAATATATCTGAATCTGTCAGTTTAGTTCCTTTTTTTAATCCTGAATAATTCGGCAAGAATAACGGATCGCCATCAGTTGCAATAGGGGTTAATTTTTCATATTGTCTTTTCACTAAAGTTTCTTCAGACGGTAATCTCCCAGAACCCTGTCCGCCCATATTATAACCCCTCTTTCTCTTTTCTTAATACCGTAGTTCCTTCTTCATATTCCAGATTTTCTTTATGCCCTTTCTGTGTTGTTGTTCCAGCAGTCAGACCGTCATCTACAGGATAATTTTTATTAATAAATCGTGTTCCTGATTTTCCTGTTCCTACATTTACCATTAATTAATAAAAATTAAGAAATATATTAATTTTATGTTCTTGTATTAGTAATTAAATTAACTGCGTTTGGATCTGTTAAGATACATTCGCCCTCTTCCCATACTCTTATCTTTTTTCCTATGCCCGGTTCATCTATTACAACTGAAGTAATCGGCATAAATGATTTCCATGTTGCGGCTCTTTGAGGAATAAATACTAAAGCATAATCTGCTGTAACATTCTCATCTACTACAACCTGCAAACCTAATAATTCCATTACTACGCCTGTTTCAATCTTTCTTGAAGAAAAAGCAGGAATACTTGAACCTTTTGAAGATATCAACCATGTAAGAATCTGCTTATGATCATAAGAATTTACAAGTAAAACTGCTCCTTCTGGATCGTAGCCGTCAACTCTTATATTCATTTTAGCTTCCATTAAATCCTCTATAATATCAACATTCGTAAATGAAGCTGTATCCCATGGTGCTGACGTAGCATTTGTATTAATTCCGGCTCCTGAATCTCCATTTGAAACAACCTGATAAATTCTTAAATCAACTTGATGTTCTACGGCTCTCACTAAATCTCTAACATTCGTAGCAAGAATATCTATGTCAGAATCTTTTATATCTTCTTCAGGTATAAAAGGCGATTCCACCATATATTTTCTTACATAAGAAGTATTTCTAGTCCATGATTGCTCTACTACTACGGGTCTTGCTCCGAAATCTGTATTAGCTATTTGTGAAGCAGTAATACCTGAAGTATCAGTAGAATCTAAGAATCCTGATGTTTTCTGATACCATCTTATTTCTCTTGCTGATGTTGTAGAATTAGTGACAAATCTTTTAAGCTTGATTTCTTCCTCTGCGAATCCTTTCGCTAATTTATCAATGTCAATTCCCCTTATGTCTGCTTGTTTTGATGAGTCTGCCATTTTATGCCAAGTTCATTGTGAAAGGTTTAAGTTCCATTAAAAATGTTTGTCCATCTGTTGCAGTTTCCAAAGAAATGCCTACAATATCCTCGCCATTAACTCCCGCAGATTTAACATAATTCCTATAAGCTGTCACTGAACTTGCAGAAATTAAAGCATCTCCTACGGTAATACTGCCCGAAGCATAAACTTTAAAGATTCCACTTCTATAAACTGAGATTTTAGTCTTACCATCATTAGCAATCTTTTCTGTTGCTGCAATTCCTGCAATTATATCCTCGTCCCCTGCACATGCGGCAGCAGTCATAGGATCAGACATTGTTAATAAAGTTCCTTTTTCTATTCCTGTAGCATTCGCACATGTAAAAGGAATAGGTAATCCTGTCTCGTAAATTAAAGTCGCCTCATTTGCCATTATAAAATAATCGTTAAGAAATATATAAACTTTTCTATATATTCAATTATATACCTTCATGATGCCATCCCTTATAAAATGGTGAAGTATCTATAATATCATCATCTTTTTTTATTCCTATTGGAATAACTGCTACATTATCTTTAATCCATAATAATTTTTTATCCTTATTATATTCCGGAATCTTTTCACATTTGATAATATTTCTTATGATAAACTTTTTTAATGGATTAATATATTTATCATAATCTCCATCAAAATTTAAAGTATTAAGAACTAAATCTACATCCTCTCTCGGAAAAATATATTCATATATTCCGAAAGGTAACAACCGCACCTGCCCCTGAATCCAAATTTGTTGTTTTTCCTTGACTTCTTCTTTTTCTTTTTTATAAAGTTGAAGAACATGTTTTTGTGCTTCCATATCACGAATCAAAAGATCAACTTCTGATCGTTTACCGTATAGAATAAAAATTGCATGCAAATTAACCACCCCTTAAAATTCTGTCTTTATATTCTTTAGGAGATTCTGTTTTAACAGGTTCTACCTGCAAATCTGATTTCCCGCCAAGTATACGCCTTGCTTCCAAAGATTCTTCTCTTGTAAGAAGCTTTTCTCTTCTATCGTTTTCTTCTTTTAATCTGTCTGCTGCTTTATTTGCCTTATCAATTAATTCAGAAGTATTTACAAAAACGGATTCTTCTTTTTTAACTTCCTGTTCCATTAAGAAATTAAAAATCTAATATTTATAAGTTTTATTATTCTTCAGAGATTTCTTCCTGTGTTACAAGAATTTTATTAGGATTCGGATTTAATAATGATTGCTCTAATTCTCTTTCCAGCAACGGCAGTGTCTGATCAAAAAATATTCTGTATCTTGCAAGTTCTGGAGTTCCGTCTTTTCCTGTGAATTTAGCAAGATCTCTTTGAGTATCTAATTTTAATCTTTCGTGTGCTATTCTTATTCTTACAACATTTTTAAAAAATAATTCTGTATCCTGTATAGGATTCCCGCCTGAATTAATGTCTGAAATTATTGTTCTTAAATTAGCTTCACCTTCTGATAATTCTATTTTTCTTGCAAGAATCTCTCCTGAAATTTGATTGCCAATATTAGAACGTACTCCCTGCAAAACTCCAATACCCAATCCTATTGCAGCTCCCGGTATTGTCCCAATTCCTGCACCTGCAGATCCTGCTACAGCTCCGGTAATCGCTCCGCCTATCGCTCCTGCCCCAGCACCAAATCCGCCCGTAGCTAATGCTTGATATTGATCAATTTCTGTTGGTGTTAATGCTGCTAGAATTTCTTTTGGTAATGGCTGACCTTTAAATTTATTGAATAATTCTAAAGCAACTTGACTTTTTGCAGCTTGAAGTTCTTGCTCTACTGTTGTTTGCGGTATTTGTTCTTGAGTTAATGGTTTTGTTATTTGTTCTCGTGCTAATTCCTGCCTTGATAATGGAAAGAACTGGCCACCTTTGAATATTCCTTTTTCTGTTATAATTGGCCGTTCTTTCTTAGACTGTTCAATTATTGCTTGTTTTTCTGTTTCTGTTAATGGTTTTGTCTCTAGAACTTCTGGTGCTGCAAATAATTCTTCTTCCGCTTTTCTTGCTTTTTCTTCTAATTGTTTTCTTTTTTTTTCTTCTTTTTCAATTTGTTGTTTTGCTGTACGTGCTAATAATATAGGTGGTATTACCATAAATTTTTATTCCTTCCCCAATATTTAAAATATTCAATACCTGCTGCGAATAAAACGCATAAGAATCCAAAATATTTTTGCTGTTGTATTAAAAATACTCCGAATCCTGATATAGAAATCGCTGCAGTATTAATTATTGTTTCAATTATTGGTTTATGTTCTTTATGTTTGATTTTCTTTTTCATTATTCGTTCCTTGTCATGTTAGACATCATTTCATTTTGTTGGAATCCTATCTGTCCTGTATTTTTCTGTTCCGACTGCGTTATTGCTTCTTTTAATGATACCGGTCTTTCAAATTCAATATCAATTCCTAACTGATTCCATAAATCCTGCTCTAATAATCTTTGTTCTGAAATATAAACCTGTTCAAATGTCAAATAACCTACTTTAGACGATGCTTCAGTGAATTCCTGCGATCCTCCAAGAATTATTTTTGGTACTCCTACCGCCTGATAAAAAAAGTTTTCTAAATATCTTATCCAATTCTCTGGATTTACAGGAGGATTAATATTTACAGGTGATGCGGTCCCTTTAGGAAGTATTAAAACTTCTCCTTTATTTATTGCAGTGGCCCATTGTGTTCTTAATGTGTTTAATTTAGTTGTGTCATCTTCTTCAACTTCAATAATTCTTAATCCTGCAAGATTCCTGTGAAGTATTCTTCTCCAATCAGACATCGCTTCATTTCTTGCGTCTATCACCCATTGGCATGCTTCTACAACGGATATTCCATGAATCTCTGAAGAAATTCTATCATTAGATAAATGTAAAATCTCTTCTGGTTCAAACTTTCTTATTGATAATCCTAATCTTCTATTCCATTGTTCATATCTTGTTATTATTCCTTTTTTATTAACAACAATTCTCATATCTGCGGGATCAAGAGGCTTAATATTCAACAATAATTCGTTATCATCTCTTATTATTTCAGCATAAGAATCCCCATTAATTTTTTTAACAATAAGCATATTCATTAAAATAGATTCGAAAGTATCTTCGCCCCAGCCGGAAATATGCTCAAGAATTACTTCGGTATAAGGATTTATTCTATAACCTTTGCCTACAGTCCACATTGCAAGAGCGTCAATAGCTTTTTTTAATTCGGGTATTGATTTGTAATATCCTAAATATTTAGTCCAATTTGTGTTATCATAAAAAGTTTCCTGATCATCAAAAGGTTTATCAATAGTTTTAGAATCCACGCTAAAATTGGATACTGAACTATCCATTGACGTTGTTGTTGAACTTGAAATATTGAATTGCGCCATTTTTATTTTTTATTTTTATGTTTTTCTTTGAACATTGACATCATTACCGCAAACCTCTGATCTTCATTAGGAAAATCTTCTCTAGCTTCTTCTGATTTCATAAATCGTTCTGTAAATTCGTCTAGTGATTCATTCTTTTTTGGTTTTGGCATTATTAATTATTTAAATATCAATCCTAAAAGGAACAAATATTTGTGAGATTGTTGTAATAGTAGGAGTAGAGGAAGTTATATATGTTCCTGCTCTTCCTTTCGGATCAGTTCCAATTTCCATATTTCCGTTTGAGTTTGACATTTGAAGGGTCAGTCTTAATATATCCCCTATTTTAAAGTGAGTTGTTGTTAATGGCATAGGAATTAAGCACATTTTAACTTCTGCTCCTGTTGTTAAGTCTGCACTGATTTCCCCAGAAACATTAGAAACAGTTACACCAGATACCTTTTTTAATTGAACTTTAACATAAGTCATGTTTCCACCGCCAGCAAGTGCAAAAGATGCATATGCAGTCCCTTTTACAATCTTTGGAAGATTAAAAGCAGTTAAATTAAAATCCTGAGATTGAGTTGATGCACCAAGATGCAATAAACTTATAATGTCACTATATATCTGGTTTGTTGTGAGAATGTATGAAATAGCCGACGATGTTTGTGCCTGAGCAAGATAGAATGCACTAACCCCCGTTCCTTCTGCAATATCAACAAAATCATAAGAAGCTATTGCTCCTTCAGAACTTTTACGAAATCGTATAGGAATAATCATGATAATTATGCTCCTGTAA